CTTTGCCTTGTAAAACCGTCAAAGTATTTCGCAGCCTCATCTTCTGTGAATGGTTCTGAGACATAAATTGATGAGGGTTGAATCGGTGCTAGGTAAAAAAACATCCACCGCCACTTCTTTACTTTCTGCTTGACCTTCTCCTTGTGGATTCGGTAGCGGTTGATATCCCTTCCAGACCCCCAATGTTTCCACGTCAAATTTTCAGAGGGCCAATTAGACCCTGTCGCAGTAAGGCCTTTGTAATCCACCATCTTCCCAACAGCAGGATTCTCCCCACCAAACCACGGTATCCAGCCTTCCTCGTCAGCGGGTTGATTGACCTTCTGCTTGACGATGCGGTAGTGGGTGATGTCTGTTTCTCTGTCTCTTATTTCCCACCGCCACTGTCCCGCTGTAGTATTTTCCTGCGTGGGCCAGTTTCTAAAGCGCACGTCTATGCGCTCTGATATTGCCGGTCCCTCACCGCCGTACCACGGTATCCAGCCTTCCTCGTCGGCGGGTTGATTGGGGGAGATGCGGAATTCAAGGTCAGGTGCATTAAAACCACAATAAGCCTGCATCCAATCGAGGTCATTTTTTTCTCTGACCTCAATCCTCACCCCGTCTGCCATCATCTTGATAAACTTCTCGTGTTTATGTGGTTTCATTTTTCCTCCCCAAAATGTTTTCTAATCGTTGACTTGCACAACGCGGCAGCATCTTCCCTGCCGTGTAAGTACGTGCAAAGTTCGAAGACAACACCTTCACCTTTCCGCTCATCTATCGCCGCCTGAGCCACAAGTACACAACACTCAATGCAGTCTTGGATGATTAGTGCTGCGAACTTCTCTAAATCTTTGTATGACATATCACCATCAGAAAGGTTATTCGCAGTAATGCCAACCTCGTCTGCTAGTGTCTTTACGCGCTCGTTCATTTTCCCTCCATGATTGCTGCTGCAAGGCTGCTGGGGTGACTTCACCACACGTTCCCACAGTTCCACCAGCAGGTAACTTAGGACGAGGCTTGCATCCACGCCCATAACATAGGGGGTGGGGTCAAACGGGATGCTGCCTTCGATGGTCTTCGTGCTCCCATCTGGCAGCTTTATGCGTAATGACACGCCGTTCATTTCAACTCCTCCGGTATCTCAACCTCGTCACCAAAAATTGAAGCGACGTAGCAGCGCATGGCTGCGATGAGGGGGGTGGGACCATCCTGCTTATTACATTTTGAGCGCCAAGTTATCCCGGTCCAGTGTGGGTTTATCGGAGTTGGTGCTGCTAGGCTTATCCCCTCACGATCAATGATCGGACCACCTTGGGACCAGTTGGTGGAGAAGTTAAAGTCATCACAAGCCATCATCACTTGCACCTCCACCGACCCCAGCTTATCCACCCACCCCTTACACCTTGCCACCATCCAGTCAAGCTGGAGGTTCGTTGCCTCACTCACTTTGATTTTCATTTCGCCTCCTTCCGTACCTGTGTCTGCAACCACTCCGTTAAAAAGGGAACCTGTCTGGGTTTCCAATTACTACCAGACTCAAAGGCGAACGGCTTGCCGTGGCGCTGCCTTGCTAGACAGATTTTTTCTGCTCTGACTGCTGCTAATACGGGGTTTTCCATTTCTATCTTTCTAATCAGGATCAATCTTTTTTTGGTTGGAACGGCTGTTTGCCGGGGGCTTGTTTTGCCGTGCCCTTGGGCCGTGAAGGGGGAGTAAAGCGCGCTGTTCGAATAGCTTCAGCGCGTTGCGTTTTGTTCATTGTTGCGGTCCAGAGAGAGCTCCATTTGGCCATTGTCAACTCCGTTTTGTTTCTTGTGTTGTTGGGAAAGGGTGAGACCCCAGATTTGTTTTTCAGTTTTTGCGAGGACCGTGCAGATGAGATCATCGTCGTGGTCTTGCGTTTCGTAGGCTTTGTCATCGGCGAGTTCTGCGAGCATCTTGACTACGTCGTGAATGCCGCACAGACCGACCATGAGTTCGAGCTTGTCTTTTTCTGCATCACGTTGTTTGCGCGCTGCTGCTTGAGCTGCTGCACGTTTTGCGAACTCCTCCAGTTTGAGGGTGGGTAGTTGCCTGAACACGTGATACATGTCCTCTCTGCTCATGCTTGCGTCGCTCATGTCTTGCTCCTATTTTCAATTTCGCGATTGAGATACCACTGGGCCTTTTGAAGGTCTTCCAGAGAATTGTTTTTGTGTTCAGCGCGGGTAATGTATTTAACCACCTGTCCGAGGTGATAGTTCAACTGTTTGGCTTCGATAAAATCGATGGTTTCGATGCCGCCTGCGGTGTAGTGCGGGGGGTGGTTGACCGTGTCCATGCCCTCTTCTTTAGCGCTAAGATCGCGCACAGAATCTATGGCTTCTAGAAAAGTCATGGTAGGTCCTACAGCCACGAAAGAAGGCTTTGATTTGGTCGTGGTGAGGGCTTTAATGCGGTTCTTTTTCCTACGCATGTCGGTGCGGGGATTGCGGGATATACCTTTGGGCATTACTTTCTCCTAGTGGGTTAGTGGTTCTTCTTTCTTGTTCAAGAGTTCTGAACAAGAAAATCATAGTACAACTATTTTTAAAATGCAAACAATTTCACTGTTTTATTTTTTCTATCTCTTTAAGGGCCTTGATAAAGGCCTCTTCTGTCCAGTCTTCTATGATGCGGGTGACGGGTTTGCTGTAGAACTTGGATAGCTCGCGCAGTTTGGCGTGTACAACTTCGCGGACTATTATCCCGGCCCAGCGTTTTTCGCGTTGGTTGGGGGGTTTATCTTTCTTCTTGGGTAAGTTAAGTGCCCGTTGGGCTTGCCGTTCTTCAAACCGAAGTACTCTCAGCCGCTCCTTTTCGTCTTCGCGTCTTTTTGCCAACTCCTGTCGGCTGCGCAGCAGTGCTTCGGTTTGTTCCTTGATCAGCGTTTCGATGATCTCGTCTGTTTTATTCATTTCGCTTCTCCCCAAGAGGGTCCGATCTCCACGTCGACGCGGGAGGGGACTTCGAGCTTGACGGCGTTGGCCATGATTTCTGCGGCAGCTTCTGCTTCGCCGCGGTTTGCAACGGAGAGGGCGATCTCGTCGTGGATGGGGAGCAGGAGGTGGAAGCCTGCTTTCTCAAGGGCGATCATTGCCGCTTTGGTCTGATCGGCGGCGGAGCCTTGGATAAGGCGGTTGAGGCCTTTGTAGGTATAGGCGCGCTTGATCCGTTGTCCGTATTTCGCGAGGGCTTCTTCGCGTGGAAGGGCCTTGTTCACGCCCCATTCCATGGGCTCCCAGAGGGGGAAGCGGCATTTGCGCCCGAGGAGTGTACGGATGGAGCCGTTGGAGGAGGCGTTCCCTATACGGCGCATGACGGCGTCTACCGTTCCGCGCAAGAAGGGGACTTTGGAGTGGAAAGTCTTGATCAGGTTATCGGCTTCTTCAAGAGGGAGGTCCAGTTCATTGGCGAGCTTGGACTTGCCCATGCCGTACATGAGCCCGAGGCCGATGGTTTTGGCTTGTTTGCGCTTGATCCCGGCCATGTCTGCGACCATCTGGTGAAAGTCGGTATTGGGGTCGGTTTTATAGGCCGTGGCCATTTTCTCGGCTCCGTTGAGTTCGAGCAAGGTGGCGTAGTGCACCAGCAAGCGGGGCTCTTGTGAGGAGAAGTCGTTAGCCGCCCAGAGTTTTCCTTCTTCGGGGAGGAAGAGGGCGCGCACGAGGGGGCCGATAATCTCGTGGCGGGCGGGCACTTGTTGAAGGTTAGGGCTGGACGAGGAGAGACGCCCGGTCACGGTTCCGCCCTCGTCGGAGCGCAGTTGGTTGATGTGGGGGTGAATGCGGCCGTCGTGGCGGGAGAAATCCAAATAGGGCTGGAGGAACGTGCCGTGGGTCTTGTTTAGCTCGCGTGCTTCAACGATCATCTTGGCCACGGGATGGGGGCAGGATTCGAGAAAACTTCGCGTGAAGGAGGGCAGGCCGGTGGTGGTGCGAGGGTATTCAACCTTGAGCCCATCAAATCCTTTGGCGATGCTGGACGCCGCCCAAATGTCAACAGGTCCTCCGCACTCTTTGCGCAAGGCGGAAAGAAGAGCTTTCTCCCGGGCTACCATGCTGACAATGAGCTTTTCGGCCTTTTCCGAGTCAAACCGGATGCCTCGGCAGGTGATGCCAAGGAGAACGGGCAGAAGGTCGGTCTCAAGATTGAAGATGGATTCAACCTCTTCATCGCGCATCTGTATTTTCATCTGGTGCCAGAGCTTGAGGGTCAGGGCGGCATCTTGTTGGGCGTAGTCCCCGACATACATAGCGGGAAGCTTCCAGAGTTCTTTTTTAGGGTGTACGCCAAAGTCTGCCGCGGCCGCTTTGAGTCCAACCTCGGATTTGATTTCCTTGACGTAATCGTAGCCCAGACTGTTGAGGGCGAAGGAAAAGCGGTTTTCGTCGACCAGAGGGGCGGCGAGCATGGTATCGATGATGCGACCCTCGACCTTGAAGCCGCTGGCCATCAACCAGCCGCAGTCGTAGGCGGCGTTATGCATGACCTTGTCCGCGGGCAGCGCAAGGACCTTCTTGATCCAGCGCTCGACCAGACCCTTGTCGAGGTTGCCCCCGCCTTCATGGGCTACCGGGTAGTATCCGCTCCAGCCTTCTACAGCCACAGCATAACCAACGATATAGCCGTCCTTGCGTGGCCAGCCCGGCCCAAAGCGTTCAAGATTTGGGTCGCAAGTCTCAAGGTCGATGGCAATTTCGGGGGCAGAGGACAGGTCGGGAAAAGTCTCCGGGGGAACCCATTCGGTGTAGACAGGAAACAGGGGTAGAGTTTTCATAGGTGAAAGGCTTTCGTATGATCCTTGGGCAGCACAATGTGCAGTGACTTCTTCGCCCGGGTTATGGCTACGTAGAGAAGCCGGTTGATGTTGTCGGCATTCTTGGCGTATTCGGTAGCGAATCTCGGCGAGAGGTCCGTGATCAGCAATACGTTATCCGCCTCCCCGCCTTTTGCCCCGTGGATAGTGGACAGGGTAATAGTGGGTTTGGTGAGCTTGGCTCCCCGCCGCAGGATGGCGATAAGGTATTCAATCTTGTCGGTCCCAATTTTGGTCAGAACTTGGTGCCAGATACTGTCGGTTTGTAGGCCGTGGTGCGCGGTTAGCGTTGCCATGCTGTAGAGGATGTCGGGATTAGCCTTGGGCAGCGTGCGATGGCCCCGGGTGATGCACTCAGCTGCCATGAAGCTATAAAGGGTCTTGACTTGTTCAAGTGGAATTTCCCGTCCCGCGCGCAGGCGTTCCCAGCAAACGACTGCTTCAACGACCTTGTCGGGAATACTGCGCCGTCCTTGCCGCTCGAAGAGCAGGCCTTGGGACTTGATCCAGTTGTGTAAGTCGTTGAGCATGTAGTTGGTAGAAGCGAGGATGAGCCATTCGCCAGAGGTAACATTAACTTGGTGAAAACCGTTGTAGTGCTTGATCTCACCCTCTTCGGCCTTGGGAAACCACGTCTTCTCCTGCCTGTTCTGTATACGGTTCACGACGGAGGAGGCCAGCGTATGGATACGTGAGGGCACCCGGTGGGATTGCGTGAGAAATTTAGTTCGTCCCGGGAAAGCAAGGAAAGCTTTTACGTCGGCCCCGGCCCATGTGTAGACGGCCTGATCATCGTCGCCTGCCAAGTAAAAGCGTTTGCAGCGTTTGGCCAGCTTTTGGACAAGGTCCCATTGGATGCGCGACAGGTCCTGTGCCTCGTCGACGATGACGACATCGAGGTAGGGAAGGTCCTCCTCCCGCTGAACAATCATCTCCAAGAGGTCTGTAAAGTCAAACAGGCTGTTGGCTTGCTTGTAATGCCGGTAGGCGCGCTCAACAAATTCGAAGTGAAACCATTCGATGTCCATCGCGCTTTGGTTGTAATGGGTGTGAAGGTCTAGGCCCTTGATCCGTGCAAGGTTGATCTCGTTCAGGATGGGGTTGTCGGCCTTGACGTTGAGTTCCTCATCGTTGTTGTTGCCTGTTTTAAGGCTGATACCCGCTTCCTTTGCAAACTCAGCGTAGTTCTCGACCCCCATCATGTCCTTGGGGGACATGCCGAGGCAAAAAAAAGCTAGGCTGTGCAGCGTTCGAAAGAAAGGAAAATCCGCCTTGGCGTCAAGGGTAGGAAACTTCTCAATTGCGCGATCCCGGGCTTCGTGGGCGGCTTTTCTGGTAAACGAGAAATAACCGATTCTTGCCGAAGAGACGCCCGCGGCAAGTTCTTTTTCAACGACGCCCAGAAGGTATGTTGTCTTGCCAGAACCCGGGGGTCCGAAGACCTTGGTCATTTCAGTCGTCATAGGGCCACACGATGATGGGGGTATGTGGCCCGACGTAGGCCCCTTCAATGTTGAAAGAACAATACTCCTCGGCTTCCTCCGCATCCATGCCGTCGGTATCCATTAACTTCTGGATAATCTTTTCGCCGCTGTAGACGATGCGGCAAACGTGACTTCCGTTATCCCATGCATCGCAAACGCCGAGGATGGCCTCATCAAAACCATCGATCAGCAGCGCCCCTGAATCATCATCCTCCAGAACATCTTCCTGTTTGTTCAAAATGGGCTCTCTTTCCTTGTTTGTGGGGATTCAAAAGGAGCATCCTGACCCGTGAAGCGCGGTATACGCCAGCAGCGTACTGTCCGGCCTTTCAGAAGAAGGCTAATGGGTTCACCGTCCATGTCGCGGAGTCGTTGTGCCATCTTGGGCGCGGTCAGCCCGGTAAAGCTGCTGCGCTTAAGGTGACCTTCAAGGTCCTTCATCCTGAAGTAGGTTTTGGCCTCATCCTCGCTCGTCCAAGGTCGTCCCAGCAATATCTCATCACGATCCATGGCCTGTTGCAGGTGCGTGCAGAACTCATCCAATAGGTCAAGGAATCTTCCGGTGACGCTGGTATCGGTAGAGGCTTCCTGTATGTGCTCTGTTTCGACCATTTCTTTGAGCAGGGCGTTGAGTACCCCTTCCCAATCCTGCTTGCGCAAGGTCGGAGGAAGCAGGTTGAGTCGTTCCACGCAAGACTTCTGGAACAACGCCTGATTGAACAAGCTATCAGTGTCTAATTCAATGCGACGGCCGTTAATGTCCAAGAACCATAGCGGGGGCTCGCTTGCGTATTTGGATAAGCTGGACATTTGCGGGGCATCGGGCCCGTCTCCGCCAATGCCATGCTTTCGCGTGCGGCAGAGCCCCGCATTGCAAAACGAATTTAAAGGTGCGTCCTTGCACTTGTAACGATAATTCTTTTTAGCGGATTGCTTGGTAATGAGCTGTATTTCCTGTAACCCCAAGGGGGGCACAAAAAACTTCTGGTTGTACTCCATCAGCTTGTCTTCCCAGCCTACCGGGTAGGCCTTCTTCAGGTAGACGCCTATTGCAAATAACCCGTTGTTACGTGTCCCCTCCGGAAAGCCCTGTGCACACAAGGCTTGTAAGCAGGGAGGTCCATCCTTGATGGGTTGCTCGGCCTGCTTGGGGGGTTGCGGCACTTCAACGGGTGCCGCTTGCACGTTGGTGTCGTAAAGAGCATAGAACTCCTCCAAGGTGGCAGCGGAGCCGTCGGGCTTGATAGCATAGCGTGTGCCGTTGTCCCCCGCAAAGTAGGGCAGATTCAAGAAGTTGCCTGTGTCTCCGCGCTCAACAAGAATCTCGGCTTGCTTGGGGAATATCTCGCGTCCTGACTCTCCAAGTAATGCGGCTGCGTTTGTCAGGTACGACTGCATGTCCCGAGCCGGGATGGGTTCGGAGGTAAAAAGAAAAACGTGCGCGCCGCCCGACTTGGAACGGCACACTACGAGAGGTAGCTTTAAGGCAGCAATTTTCTCAACAAGGCCCTTGTGATCCAGAGGGTACTGATCAATATCAATGCACCCCCATATGCAGCTGTTGTCAGCGCGAATAGGGATAATGCCAAGACTAGGCTCAACGCCATCCAGATGATCCGACCACAGTTGATCAACAGGAGGCTTGCGAATGACCATCGCTTTTCCGGCTTGTTTGCCATTGTCCTTTGATCGCTCAATGCGGTAGGTGCCATAAGCAATGTCCAGTCCCTCAAAGATAGCTTTGAAACGCGTAATATCCGTCATTCTTGCTTTCTCATAAAAAGGGGCTACTAGCCAGTTGCGTTCGCCCCTGAAATTAATTAGAACACGGATTTTTCAGTACGTGCCTCTTCTTCTTGATGCTTGGGCTTGATGTCCCCGGTTCCAACTGAGGCTGAGAAGGCCTTTGCAGCAGCGTAAGCGTTCAAGTTATCAACGCTTCCAATGCGCTCGATCTCCCAGCCGTACCATTTGCCCTTGTCGTTGGATTCACCGACGGTGGACAGACGATACAGCTGGCTGTACATCGGCGGCGTGTAAGGGCCGTTCTTGCCTTGCAACTTGACAGACATCATCATGCTATTCCACTTGCGGGACTTCTTCAGCTGCGTGGACTTCATGACAACCAGTGCGGGACTGCTGTTGCCCTCGGCATCGACAATCATCACGTAGTGATTCGCAGTGTTCTCGATGTAGTTTCCGCTGTCAAGGTAGTCCTTGTTGTCGCCCGGTTCGCGGTGCGTTTGGGACAAGACATCGGACGTGGCCGGGTAAATCTGAATCGGTGCACCCGACCCGGAGCCACGCGGAGCCCATTCGATGTACTGGCGGACGTATGCGCAAGGGATCACGGTAATCCCCTTCTTGCCATCATACAGCTGACCCGTGACGCTGTTGTAGATCATGCCCGGGAGTGCGCCCTCGACCTCGCCGACTTCCGGAGAAGTATTGGTCAGGAGGCGCAGGAACGGCAGTGCAAAGTCCTCCTGATTCATGGCCCCGAAACCGGCGCTTGCGTCCTCCTCAAACGTGTTGGTCAACGCGACTGCGGTGTTGCCGTTGATGTCTACTACTGTTCTCTTGCTCATTTTTCTTGATCCCTTTTCGTTATGATTTGATAGTCGCTTTTTTGCCAATATAGGCACCAAACAAGTCAAGAGGGAACACTTGCCCCAACTCGACCCTTTCCTTCACCCACGCCTTGAGGGTCGAGGGCTCCACCTTCTCAGCCTGCTTGGATGGGAATCCTTGCTCGCCGAGCATTCCTAACAAGCGCTTGCACAGCTCGTCCTCACCGCGGCCGAACTGCACACTCACCGTGTTTTTGATGATGTCATCGAAGCCATTGTCGCGAAGCCACAAGAACGCTTCGCTACGACGCTCTTCCTTAATGCTCGCGCCGTAGAACGGCTTGACCTCGATGGATGACCCGTCCTCCATCTTGAAGCTGGACATGCCCAGTTCTGCCAAGGCCTCGGGAATAATCTCCTCAAGCAACTTGCGCTGCTCTGACTTGCGGTCAGACAGCTCTGTTTCCTGCTCCTCGATCTGTTTCTCAAGCAACTTGGAACGACGCGCCAGCTCGGCTATGCCTACCAGCTGGTCATTCTTTACAGTAAGTGCTCCAGCATCCTGCTCAAACATACTCGTTAAATTCTTCGACATCAAATTCTCCTTTCTGGAAAATATCAACTGCTACGGGAATGTATCGTTTCTCATGCCTATCCCACTTCAGGCACTTGAACCTACCATTATTACGGGCGGCAGCTACGGCACAAGCAATGCCGATAGCCGTAGGATCGCCGATGCAAAGCAAATAGTCTTCGTCGTTGAATTTCTCTAACCCACGTAAAATTCGACGCACTGTTGGAGCAGGTGAAAATGCGACCTGCGCCATAGGCGGCAAAAGCGTTTTTACTTCTCCGAACGACAACGCAGACGAGATGTTGTGTTGAGCCGTCTCGGACACTACATAAACTGTTGCCACTATTTCTCCTTTCTTGAAAGAACGCTATACTATACGAACACACTCAAGTGTGCAACTACTAGAAAGCGATAAATGAACGATACCACTTTTCTTAAAAACTACCGTTTTAAAAACAAGCCTTTTCTCCACCAAGAAGCTTACCTTGAGCGCTTCTGGCGCGCGGATGTTGCTGCTCTGTTCGCGGACATGGGCACCGGCAAAAGCTACATGCTCATCAACAACATTTCCATGCTCTACGACAAGGGGGGCATCAACGCGGCGTTGATTGTTGCACCAAAGGGCGTTTACCGCAATTGGGTCTCCTCCGAAATCCCCAAGCACATGCCTGACCACATATTGTACCGCCTAGCAATATGGACGCCTTCCCCCAGAAAAGCAGAGAAGGAGAGCTTGGACAACATGTTCGCTATCACCGAGGACCTGAAGATTCTGGTGATGAACATTGAGGCGTTGTCCACGAAGAAAGGTACGTCCTTCGCGCAGCGTTTCCTCAACGCGCATACCGCGATGATGGCCATTGATGAAAGCACCACGATCAAGAATCACGGTGCGCTGCGCTCGAAGAATGCAATCACCGTCGGGGTCAAGGCAAAGTTTCGCCGCATCTTGACAGGCTCCCCGGTGACGCGTTCCCCCCTCGACTTGTTCCAGCAGTGTGCATTTCTGTCCTACGGATGCCTTAATCAGGCGAGCTTTTACGGCTTTCAGAACAGGTATGCCGTGGTCATTGAGCGGCGGCTCGCGAGCCATAGCTTCAAGCAGGTCGTTGGCTACCAGAGGTTGGATGAGCTGTCGGGGAAGCTCAATGCGTTTAGCTTTCGTATCCGTAAGGAAGAGTGCTTGGACCTGCCTGAGAAGATATACGTCAAGCGGGAAGTGGACCTGACCGATGAACAGCGCCGAGCGTACAACCAGATGCGGACCATGGCCCTTGCGCAGTTCAACGAGGGTATGACGACCACGGTCAATGCCCTGACGCAGATCATGCGGCTGCATCAGATTGTCTGCGGGCATATCAAGCTGGATGACGGGACGGTCAAGGAGCTTCCAAACCTGCGTATTCAGGAGATGCTGGACACGATTGAGGAATCAGACGGCAAAGTAATTATTTGGGCGAGCTATAGGCACGATATCGAGGCGATTCGCTTAACTCTGCAAAAAACTTACGGCATGAATTCGGTGGCCAGCTATTACGGGGATACCCCTGACGATGAGCGTCAAGAGATTATCACGCGGTTTCAGGACCCCAAAGGCGACCTTCGGTTTTTCGTGGGTAACCCCCGGACCGGCGGCTACGGCATTACCTTGACCGAAGCCAAGCTGGTTATTTACTACTCCAACAGCTTTGATCTGGAAGTGCGGTTGCAGTCCGAGGATCGCGCGCATCGAATTGGGCAAAAGAATAATGTTACCTACGTCGACTTGCTTTGCCCGGGGACCGTGGACGAGAAGATCGTTCAGGCCCTCCGGGACAAAATTGATATTGCAGGCCGAGTTCTCAAAGAAGAGGTAAAAGCATGGTTGATTTGATACCAATACGGAAGACATACCAATATGAGCCGTTGATCCGGGAAGACGGGGCGGGGGGAAGAGTTTATGTGTACGGCAAGGAGCGGCTTCCAAGCGTTACGACGATTCTCTCAAAAACCAAGGACAACACCGGGTTGCAAGATTGGGCTAGGCGGGTAGGTGAAGCCAAGGCAGAGCAGATTCGTAATGATGCCGCGACGGTAGGAACCCACATGCATTCGGTCATCGAGCGGATGATTGCCTACAGGGACCTGCCCCGTCCGACCAACTGGCTTATGTTGCGTGGTTATGAGCTGGGGTACAAGCTGGTGAACACCTTTTTCCCGCATCTGGAAGAGATTTGGGGTTCCGAAATACCGCTGTATTACCCTGAAAAATACGCTGGAACGACTGATTTAATTGGTATTTACCGCGGAAAACAGGCGATTATTGACTTCAAACAGTCGTTAAAGCCCAAACGGCACCAGTGGATTTCAGACTATTTCCACCAACTTACCGCTTATGCGGCCGCTCACAATATTGTGCACGGAACAAAGATTGAGTACGGTGTGGTCCTTGTTGCGTGTCAGACGGGAGAGACTCAGGAGTTCAGCATTGCTGGTCAGGAGTTCAGGGATTGTCAGGACGCGTGGATGGACCGTGTTGCACGGTTCCATGCACTTAACACCCCCAGCGTTTCCTAGCGGCCTTCCCGCGCTCCCCGTCCCAACTGCTGCTTCTGGCACAAAAGGATTTGTGGCGCGGGTTCGAAGCGTCTTTTGTGGGTGCTTTGAGTTTACTTCCGGTCGCATTGTTAGCCTTGGCGCGGCCTTTGGCAGTCAGCCCCGCACCCTTGCTGACAGGAAGTTTTTCCCCACGACCAACGGAAAGATTTGGAAATTTCTTTTTAGGCATATTGGGTTACGTGAATAAACGCGATCCTGTCTTGTCGATAATAAGAGCCTGTTTTCTTGGCACTGTGTAGTCAAGTGTAGGCACCGAGATGTGTGTCCACGTATCAAACTCCCGTATTACCTGATCGTATTTCAAGTTAGAGGAAACAATCCTACGCACGATATGATCTGGAGTCAGGCTGGGAATACGAAAATCAGCCGCACACCCCACCCGATGTTGGCTTATTTCCTTGCTACCAACCGCTGCATTAACTGCTGCTGACCGATACCCAGAACTCACCAGTATTGGCTGGAAGCCGAAGAGAGCTTTAACTTCTTCAAGAAACGCTGCAAGCCGCTTAAGGTTCTCAAGAGACTTTTCATCTGGTGTGTTGTCCAATGTCCTGTGGTCAGTAATAGTTAATTCAGCAAGAGTGAAGTGTGGGCTAAGGTTCATTTTGATTTACTTGTATTCCCGCTAACAATCCGATAAACCCACCAACGATGGTCTGAAAGGCGGGGGC